TGCCGATTTTAATTGCTGTTCTTCTAATGCAAATAATGTTTTTCTTAAAATAACAATTACTTCATCACATTTCCAACCATTTGTAATTTTCTTATTAAGTTTAACTGGGCCATTTGATGTACTACTAGCCGAGTTTCTAACACCGTTGTTATCCATACTAACAATCTTAGCCCATTCATATTTTGTTTTATCAGTGGGATCATAGAATTTTAACATATAGCCAGGCTGTATAATTTTAAACAGCGTATTAGCTACATTAACGTCAGTAGGTGTTCCACCAGCTGTATATGTCTCAGACATATACCCAAACACACCTGTAGCAATTCTTGGCAATGTATTCCATGTTATGCCGAATAATGAAATATCAAACATATCAGTATAAGCAGGAACTTCTTTAACTTTAGTTCTAAATGTGCTGTAAATAAAATCATTAAGTTTTAAGTTCTTAATAATAGTTGGAAACTTTGTGTTAATAAAATCTTGTGTAGTATTCGTAGTTGTTACTTTAAATGCATCACTAGAGTTACTAGGCTCTTCATACAATGCGCCATCTTCTGCGATACTAGTTGTGGTCTGGAAAGTACTAGTAGGATCTGTAATATCAATATATCTACTGTGTCCAGCATGTGTTTTGTTAGTAACTTTTAATTTTTTAATGTTTGTGCTTTTAGCTAAAGGAAGTACTTGGTAGTCTTGAGCTGTAACCATTCTGTCTTGAGCATAATATGCCTGTGGTGCTCTTTCCTTAATGCCAGCAAGTGTTTCTGCAGGTAAACTGTTTGATACCTTGCTTTCTAGTTTTGATGTAATTGTTAACTGATGCGATTTACCATCTCCTGTAAAGTATGGTATAGTTGTTACAACAGTTCTAACATCATCTGGCTGTAGTGCAAATCTTTCGTTGTCACTAACTCTGTACTGAGCTTTAAATGATCCCATAGGTACGTTTGCAAAGTTACCGTCTGCAAACTGTAGTCTAATACCACCTTGTCCTACATTTTGTACAGCATATAATAACGGAGTATTTTTAGCCTTAGTGTTATACATTAAAGTCTGTCCAACAGTGTTTGGAACTTTAACCCACTTAGTTAATACTTTATCATTACTATCTACTTCTGACAAATATACATCTGTTTCATTAATATTATCAACAGCAATTGCTTGTTGTCTGTTTTCAATTGGTGTAGTAAAATCGAAATTTGATGATCGCAATGTGCCTTGCTTAAACATCATAAAGAATCCAGTATTTTTACTTAATGATCCTAGTCCGTCATTTCTATGAAGTATTGAAAAGTTGTTTGTGCTGTCTGGATGCTTTTCTGCAAACACACCGGCATCTTCAAAATCAACATTCACAAATTCAAATGCTCTGTCAACTCCGTTAACATTTACATCAAAGCCGTATGTTTGCGATGCAGTGATTGGAGTGTTAATATCGTATCTGTCTGTTATGATTCCACCGACAGTTCCTGTTTTTACAGGCTTACTAAATCTGTTAACATTACCAAATGCACTATTCATTATAGTTAAAAATTGTTCGTAACTGTCTGGATTGTTTGCATCGTTCCAGCTAATAGTTTTATCGTTTATACTTGCACCCGAACTATCTGTTAACGCCTCTGAAGTTGACACGCTTACAATTTTCATTAATCCACTTGCAGGCATATTTCGTTTTGGATTGTATCCAAGTTGTCTAGCAAGTTTAAATACCGAGTCTCTTCGCTCAGCAGTTTCTAAAAAGTTTTCTCTTGTATTAACATCCATTCTGAATGCAATACTTTGCCCGAGGTAGGCAAGCAATTCTATGATTGCTATGAATTCTGAACTTTCAATATAATCATTGAAGTTTTCTGGAAAATTAGATTTGATATATTCGACCATTGCATTTCTAATAGTGTCAAAGTCGTATGCTTGAAAGTCTACTTGACTATATGCCTGATAGGCTACTGACCAATCTTCTGCCGCGAATAAATTATTTTGTCTGCTATTAACTGCCATGTTATATCTCTACGTTTTCCCTAGCATACTCTACAAATAGTGTGTCTTCCGATAAAAACGGTTTAAACTTTAAGTGTAATGTTATGCGAATTGTGTGGTCTAATACATCAGTGAACATATCGGTCATTTCTACCCTGCTGTCCTTCGATACAATACGCTCTATATCTTCTTTGATTTCTGCAACAACGTATTGGTCTAGAGGGTTCATTATAATATCCCAAATTCTAGTACCATATGTAGGTCTCATTACTCGCTCACCTCTTTTGGTATAAAGTTCGTTAAGTAAGTCAGCTTTTATAAGTTCACCATCAATTAGCGTATAAGGTGCCCTTACCTTGCCTGTTGTGCTGAATCCTCTGTATATATTTGCCATACAACTATTTATCCTAAAGGATTAAAACTAGTTATAATAAACACCATAATAAGCCTAAAAAAATGTTGACTTTTCAATAGAATGGATACATAATAACATAGTAGGAATTATCTTGCTAATTTTATAAATTTATAGGAATAACAATGAGAAATATCATTGAACGATTCGACAGCATTTGCAAAAAAGCAGACGCAGTTAACAAGCAGTTAAAATTAACTGATCAGTCTTCTGGGTACGGACCTCGTTTCCAAAAGATGATGTCGAAAAAACAGAATCGTCTACATTCCGTAGGCATTTACGATTACCACACTAAGGGCTATGTATTGTTCGAAATGGTTAATCTTGTAGGTCAGAAGGGCAAAGTACCACAGGAATTCTATGACATGGAATCTATGCTCAAGAATGCCGTTACCGCCTAACAAAAATATTGTTTTTATACATGGTAGTGGCGCCTCCACGTTAAGTTTTAACTTTTTACAAATATTCTTGCCAGAACATAACGTACTTTATATAGAGTACGACACGCAAGAGCTACCGGAAACATTAGTAACTCGTATCAAAATGGAAATACTCGATGAGTTTGGGCATGAACCATTCTCCGTAATAGCACATAGTTACGGGTGTTTGCTAGGATTAAAAGCGGTACAGGCATTTGCTAACTGTGAAGTATTTTTAGCCATGAGTGCTCCGTGGGGCGGTAGTAGAACAGCAAAATGGTTATCGTATGCATTCAGACACAGCAAACTTTTTACAGCACTAAATCCAAAGAGTACGTTTATCACTGCATTACAAACTGTAAACAATGATTTTAAGATAATTAACATAGTAACAACAGGAACTAGAGGAGCCGGAAATGCTCTTGCTGGTATGGGTGAATCTAACGATGGCACTCTAACTGTTAAAACACAGAAATCTGTTCCTAGTAATTTTAATAATTTGAAACAGATTGAAATGGGTACTAGTCACAACGAAGTGCTAGTTAATTTTGAAACGGTTGAAATTATAAAAAGGGAGATGTTTGGTGAATAATAACCATAGCTTAAACGATACCTTAGAAGAAGAACTTCGTCTTATGCTTGTTGACAAGAACAACGAATGTAATCAACTAAGAGCCGAAATTAAAACTTTAAGAAGATCAGTTGCTGAAGAACAAGAAGGCAAATATAGAGCCTATATCAAGTTTGCTGATTTACAACAACAAATACATACAAATAAGAATAACGAAACAGCTTAACTAGTTGGATTGTCTTTGTCTGCATGGCCTATATAAGGCTCTCGAGTCAGTAATGGCTCTATAATACTAGTAACAGTATCTTTATTACCATCTCTCTCACCGTCAGTGGTCAACGGATTATCTTCGCTAGTTGCTTGAAAGTCATATTCCCACCCTGGTGTTTCTATTGGCTGGTCTTCATGTGCTATTGTCGGTATAGCCAAAGCGGCTTTACTGTTTTCTGCCTGTGTTGCACTACCACCATCATTGAGATGCACTGTACTGCCCACTACGTTTACTTTATTACCTGCTTGTATATTTGTCTCACCGCCTGCCTTAATATGCTGAGTTTCTGACGCTGTACTAAACATGTTAGACTTAGCATTTAAATGCATGTCAGTGCCAGCGGTTGCAAGTAGTGATTGTCTGGCAGTTAAATGCATACTGCCTAACTCGTCTACTTCTAACACAAAGTCTTTCATAACTTTCATAGTAGCTTCTGCGCCAGCGTTAATGTTGAGTACGCCACGTTGATTGCCGTCCTCGTCTTGTTGTCCATGTGCTTCGCCATAAACACCTGCATTAATATTTACAGATGTGTTGCCTTCTAGATTTAAATTTTTGTCTGCACGAATATTGATGTTACCTTTAGCTCTATACGAAATATCTTTTTCACTATATATTTGTATGTCGCCGTCTCCACTCATCTCTACCCACGCAGTACCTTTTGCATTTATTATATAAATTAGTCCGTTAGTGTCGTCCATTAATACTTGGTTGCCACCTGCTGTTCTAATTCTTATATTTTTACTGTCGCCGTTGATGTCGCCATCGTCCATCACAAAACTGTGTCCACCTGTTCTGTGTGTGCCGTCTTTTTTACCTGTAGTTAAATTTACATCTTCTGCACCAGGAGTAGATATACCAAATACTGCACTAGGTGATTCTCTTCTTGCACTAGATGACGATAAGCCTCTGAGCTTGTCATTTATTAAGCCTTGGTCAAGAATAGGTTTTGTTATATATGGGTTAACTGGTCGTGTAGCATTAACACCGTGATTTATTTGGTCTGTTTGTCTATTAACTTCTGCAACTGGCAATTTTTGGTCTGTGCCAAAAGTTCTGCCTGCGGCATTACCAGGTACCATGTTAGCCATTTGATCTGGTAGTAAACATCCTAGTACAAATGGTAATTTAGATTTGCCGTCAGCAAAACATACTAATACCCAGTTACCTACATCAGGCGGTACCATCCACATGCCATATGTTTTTTGTGTTTCGACATACGATGCTAAATTGTCTCCAATTCTGTTAGCCGGGGTACTTCCACCAAACGGAGTACTCCAGAATGCATTAACCCAATTACTCGGATTATCTCTATCTTTGCCTAACGATGGAATATACACTGTTAGTCTGCCACTGTTAGTATCGTCTTTAGGTCTAACAATAACTTCGCCTAAATATACACCGAAATCTAAATCAGCATTTTTAGTCATTTCCGCAGTGGGATTATTTCTACTAACTTTAAACTTATCTGCTCTATAATTTCCGCGTAAACTCATCCGCCTGTACTCCTGTCCGCTTTGGACTCATTAAATGTTTCTAGTTGTCGTGCGTTGACGGCGTCTGCTTCTGCATTAGGATCAAATCCATCATCTGCTGGACCGGCTAAGTAGCCATCTCCGTAATCTATATCTACTATGTCGTACTCAGATAAATTTAGTGCTGTATTCTTTTTAGCATTTACTTCTATTTCAAACATGCCATTACTAAATGTACATGTAGTTGCCATGATTTGATATACACCGCTTATAAAGTAAGCCGTGCCTGCTTTCTCAAGATACCCTGTGTTGTTATCTTCATCATCCATATCAGGATCTATTACCCTCGGAGTTTGCATTGTAAATAGAAAATAGTTATCATTGCCGGTATACGATATGGAATCCATAGTGGTTGCCTTTCCAATGTTGTCTAGTTTCGCTGACATGCCTTTGCCTTTCTGCGGGTCCGTTGGCTTCTCGCCTAAGTACCATACATCGCCTCTAATTTTTAATCCTAAATCAATTAATATACTTGCATCATTGACATTTTGGTACATGTATCCAAACAATGTTGCTTTAGGCGTGCCGTCAACAGTATTACCTGATGTGGACACAATACTCTTAGTATAGTCAAATCCCGGTTTAGTAACTGCCATCTTTAACGAGTTCATTGCTTGACGAGAACTAAGTTCGCCAATAACAATTTCACTGCCACCGGCATTGTCAATAAGATCCGCTCCATACAAATAGCCACTCGGCTCTGGCTTGTACGGTGGGTCGTTTTGCGTTGGCGTCGGATCCGATGATGTAGGGGTGCTAGGATCTGCATTGGCTTCTTGGGACCTGAAATACCCTAGCGGATCATTGCCTCCGTTATTCAATAATACCATAGCTTCTGCTAAATTCCGTTGTGTCTGTTTATTTTCTTGTAGAGACTTTCTTTCAGAAGCACTTAACTGTAGTTGGTCAGCAACTTCATTCTGGTATGCAGAGTTATTTAATTTCTTGGTTAGTGCGTCTGTGTTTTCTTGTGCCGCCGCAATCTTAGCCTTCTTTTGTGAATTGTTGAGGTCGTCATCAGTTGTCGGAGTTCCTGGTGCGTTAGGATTAGTAGATGCATCACCCATCAATCCTCCTTGCGGAGCACCTAGTAATAGTTGTCCTGCTTTATAGCCAATAGTTGCTTCTAAAATTTGGTCATTTTGTCCAGTATACAAATAATGATATGCTTTTTTTATTTTCAGTTCATTTATTCGAGTGTTAATATTTTCTTTAGTAGTATCAAATTCACCCGGGCCACTGGCTAGTGAGTCGTCTGCTGTTTCATAAAGTATAGGTTTATAAGTTACTTTCTTTGCGTAAGTATTTCTTCTATGGTCATAGTCTAGCCACTCAGTAACCGCTTCTATTCTGTACCATGTGGTAAATGTTTGATTCATGTCTAGACCGTCTTTGTCTATGGTAGGATCAGTGAAGTCTGTCTTTCTTGTGATTGCCTTTAAAAAGTCATCATTCATTACTAGCAATGTTGTAAGGATCTTATGTAAGTTAGTGCCTTGCTTTAGTTGTATTCTGTTTCGTCTCCAAACTCCACCGCTGGCTTCTATACCACCATCTAAACTGTCTGGATTGTCTTCTAATATTTTATCGTATTCTTCTCTGGTCTTGATTCCCATGGAATCTGCATTCATTAATCTGTTTACTTGTTCAGCTTGTTTGTAGTTACTATAATTTAAATTGCCGTCTCCACCGAGCATCAACACAAGATTAGAGAAGTCAAACGATACTTCATCTTGTACAGCATGTTCTTTATAGTTGTCTTCTCTGAACTGTTTAAGTGTATCTTCTAAGGATTTCATACATTCTACAATAGTGCTACCAGTCATACTGGTGTCAGCTGGAATTGTATAAAATGTATCCGAGTATGCGGTTGATTCGGTTTGTACGAACGTAACATCATATGTGCTACCAGCATCATTAATGTTTACATCGATAGTCGCAATTTCTAATTGCCAACACCATGGCCCATCGATAGAAACAGGTTCGCCACCGGATTCATTATCGTCTAAATCCTCTGTGTATCCTTTAAAGTTCAATTCGAGAAATACAGGTGCATTAGCAAACATACCGGCTTTGATGCCTAGCACTTGTTTTGCCATCTGTATCTGGTCTAGTAAGTCTGCGGCGCCGGGCTGTATAAGTGTAAAAGAACCGTTGGTCACAAATACACCTGCTCCGGACCTAACGATATTTAATTCTACATTTTCTATTGCTACACCAGTTACACTAGTCTGAGCAATAATAACTGTTTGTTCTGGTGCGGCTTTTAAGGCTCCGTTTTTATATCCGCCGCCGTTGCCGTCATCATCGGGTATCATGTAAAGTCTAAAATTATATGATGCGTTATTGAAAGCATCTAGTTTGTTACCGGCTACAGCACCAATCCATCGGTCTTCCTTTATAGGAGTTTCAGCTGTCTCTTTGTCTTTGGAAGATCCAAACATTAGTTTGCTAGCCTGTCTATTACTTCCTTAGAGGGTACGAATATTATTAAACCTGACACAAAGTCTTCTATAGGGTCTACTAATGCATCTGGGTTTCTTAATGCAAACACCCACCATAGTTGGACCGTTCCATATAGTTCGTATGCTAGTAAGTCAGGGCGTTTTGCGTATTTAGGTTCTACTGAATACTTTCTATCTGCTCGACTTTTTGGAAGTTTAGGCAAATCGTTTACGTCAAGAAATAATCCTCTTGTGGAAGCTCTGCGTAAAAAACTGTCTTTGTTAACCGTGTTAGCCATTAGATAAATCCATCCGATAGTCCCTTGCCACTAGTAAATCTTTGCAAGTTAAATTTCTTTCTTGTTTTTCTATATGTGTATTGTGGTGCAAGTTCTATCATTATACTAGTTTCCGTTGGCATCATTGTAGTTTTACCTTTGTATTTAACCGGAACGTAATCTACGTTGGGCGGTAACTGGAAGTTATAGTTTCGTATGATAACTGGAACTTTGTTAAACCCAAATTCTCCTAAGTATTCAAATAATAACACTGGAGGAGGAGTTCCAAAGAATCCACTCTTAACAGCACTATCACCATAGAATGCTTTAGTAACACTTCTTAAAAAATGAAATATTGCTAACATATATTGTGCTTCGTCTGTAGTATTTGCTGTGAACGTTCCTGTGATAGGTATCGTTGTAGGTCTACTATTAATGTATGTATAAAACGGATAGTTCGATCCATGTTGGGTAGACTCATTATAATCTACTGAAGCCGCAAGGAAGATATCCGGAGTAAAAGGAAACACAATTCCGCCTCTCTCTTGCAATGGTTTTAGTACACTATCAGTAATTTCTTTAGAAGGATCATCGGGATCTACTAGACCGTATGCCCATTTCTCTCCGCCTTTCTTAGGTCGGATTCTTGCTCGCCAGTCTATTTCCCCAAATTCTGTGCCGTCGTTGCGTTTCATGAATTGATTAAATTCTTGAGAACCGTCTTCGCTGTTTACACTAGGTTGGGTATTTGATGTTTCATTTGCCATATTGTGCTCCTTCGTTGTATTTATCAAGATAAATAATAGCACGTTTTAATTATTAGTACGATTATTAGAAAACAGTTGACTTTGTCTTGCTTAGGCACTATAATACTGTTTAACTAAGGAGATTATATGGCTCACATTACACCAAAAAAGGTTAATTATTTAAACAACAAAGACATACTAAAGCAGATTCATGCTAGTAAGATGTCGTATTGTTATGTGCAAGATGACAAGTACATGAACCCAGACATCATTTTAATGGATGTCAACGAAATTAATAAAACTACTATTAAACAGGCTCAAGAGAATAGGTCAGCAAAACTACAATCAGAAGGCTACCAAACTGCTATGAAAGAAGGCGGTTGGGATAAGAAGCCTAAGCAGAAAGACTTTGCAGTTGATCCGCTTTCTCTTGCAGTAGATGAACTAGTGTTTAGAGTTATGGGATATGACCATATTCCAGATGAACCGGGTAGAAAGAAAACTACTAAAACAGTTGCTGATACAAAAGCAAAACTAAATTTCCCTCCATTTAAACATTATATAGTAGATGGTGCTGGAACAAATCCTAGGGAAGTTGCTAGAAGTCATTGGGTAGGTGGACTACACAATGGTCATTTTAGTGTTGACCACGGAAAAATTACAAATACCCTCGGTAGCATGTTTATGAAACTTGTAGAGCGTTACAGTCAAAGAGGTAACTGGCGAGGTTACACTTATGTTGACGAAATGCGTGGACAAGCATTAGTACAACTTGCTCAAATAGGATTGCAATTCAACGAAGCAAAATCAGACAATCCATTTGCATATTATACCGCTACAGTTAATAACAGTTTCACTAGAGTGTTAAACTTAGAGAAACGTAACCAATCAATTAGAGACGACATCTTAATCGAGTCTGGTCATTTACCAAGTTATGGTAGACAGATTGCATACGAGAATGAGATGAAAGAACTTCGTGCGATTGCAGAAACTGAAGTAGAAAATACATCAAC